TATAAGGGCCTGGACAATAGCGCCGATAAGGCCCGTACCTGACAAAATGGAACCTATGATAAGAAAAGTCGGGTTTCGTACTTGTTTTTTGAATCCCGAAGCGTTAATTCTGGGTTTGCCTTCTAAAGCCGGCGTGTATGGAACGCGACCGGGGACGAGCAAAACATCCTGTTTGACATACTTGTCTTTTTGCCAATTATAAACGACAAAATACGACTTCAAATCACCCCATGTAACCAGGTAGTCCCCGCTATCGACTTTTCCGGACTGTAATGTCGGAGGTTCTTCTTGCCATGCGATCGTTTCTCCTCCCTTCATTTTCCCGTTTTTGATCAAAGGGTTGCTTTGCGCCGCCCAAATTAGTTTTTCGGAGTCGTATTGGTACCATTCCGATGTTGTCGGGATAATCCAGATGTCGCCGTTCGATGCATCCTTGGGCTTGGCGGCCGAGACTGCGACGTTGTCGACTGGTTTAAACAACTTCACTTTCGACTTCTTCAAGTTCTTTGCGCAGGAGTCGCTGACGCTCGAATAGAATGTCGTCGTTGGTTTGTCCAACACCTTTGTTACTCCATCACCCTGAACTACCATTCCTTTCCAGTCGTAGGCGACAGCGTCCTTCATCTTCCTACACGCTTCCTGCGCCTGTACTGACGTCGTATAAGCAGTCGTTTTCTTTCCTAGAGGTATAGCCGTACACGTATCCGTATTCGAAATCAAACCACTGAATAGGTTCGACGACATGACCGAGCTCTTTACAAGAATATACACAAGGATAAGAACGATTCCTGATACAATTAGTAGCGGAAAGAATATAGCCTTCGTGATAGTTATAGCTTGTTTAACGGCTTGCCCAGCTGCTGCAGGGGCGGCTCCGAAATAGTACAATGCAACGCACGCCAGGACTACCAACCCGATAATTACTATTGCCCAAATATTGAGGCCCTCGGATTTTGCGGTGGCGGATTGTTTCAATTTTGTTTGAAGGTCTTGAATCGCAGAAGACTTCGAAACTGCTTTCTCAATGCAATTCGAAAAGACGTTCGTGACTTGCTTCTGTTGGATATTATTCATATTGATATTTCCGTCGACATCGACGTTCGATATGACCTGAAAATTTTTGACATCGGCTGAGCATGTCTGTAGTACAGACGTCGACATGGTGTTCATAGCCTTCAAATAATTGTCAATAGAATTATCAGCGTCAGAGAATTGAAGTAAATTAAGACCCGATACAATTGATTTAGCCGTCTGTTCGAGTTCGGCGCTGAGTTTCTGCTGGGACTCTGATGTTGACAGCGCGTCCAAAAGAGCTTGCATGTTAATTGTTACTTTCTGCGTCTGAGTGACGCCAGAAATGTTGACATCTCCTTTGATATTCCTATTTTCTATGATCTGAGCGTTATAAGCCTTAGAAGATGTATTGTTTATAATATCCGTTGACACCTTCGAAATTGCTTCCGCCGTAGAAGTCGCTATGTTTTTTGATTTTGCACCTCCCATTTTATAATATATATATAATAAAATGGATACGCAAATAAAGTATACAAAGTCAGTATCCCGAGAAGACCCCGGATCGAAGTTGTACACGCAAAAAAAAGTTGGGGCTAATTGCAACAAATCCAAAGGCATGGGTATATATGAGAACGACGAGAAGAGAAGAGATCTTCAAGTAACATTTAATAATTATTATAACACATATGGGGGAAAGCCCGCGTCGGAAGCATGCATTGTTTTAGGTTTGGTGACTGGTTGCAAAGCAACGTGCTTGGAACCCAATTATGAATTATGCAGCAACCCACATGATGAAAGCTTACTAATAGGTGCACGTTGGAGCGATATAGACAGAGATAATCCCATAAAAGATTATCACAAACAATCACGATACCAAATTATTCCCGATACTTGGACAAACATCGACTGTGTATATGATGCGTCAAGAATCAAATCACCTGAACAGGTCCTTTGGTTCCAGCAACAATTCCCTATGGAGGGAGAGAATTATAATAGAATGATGAAAATATACTGCGAGGGGTTAGAAACTGATTCGGATCTGTGTCAATATGAAGATAAAGAAAGTACAGGTGGTTGTTCTAGATTTAAATCAACAGCCTCGTCTCACCTATGCTCCGAATGGCTGAAATCCACCAACCAGGTAGAGAAGACAATCCAACAAAATATATGTAAAAAACAAGGAAATGAAAGCCTGCCAGAATGCGGCTGTGTAAACCGATCTCAAAACGAGTTGTATAAAAAATTAAAACCAGCGATGGCTGGAATCTCAGATTTTTGCTGGTACATTCCATGTCAGTTTGGTAACGCAAACTGGATCCCACCCGATGGTAAAGACCAAAAATGCCCTGAAACATTCTGTGGTCAGATTCAAAACAATATTGATGTTGGAGGTGACGTCAACATTTCCGACGTTAAGTCGTATATCAGCGGTTGTAACTTACTGCCAAAAGACTCAGAAGACAAAAAAGACTCAAGGGACAAAAAAGACTCAAGGGACAAAAAAGACTCAAGGGACAAAAAAGACTCAAGGGACAAAAAAGACTCAAGGGACAAAAAAGACTCAAGGGACAAACAAAATAACGACGAGACATCAAACAAAATGGCGCCTTGGAAAATAACTCTTATAAGTATATCTAGTGGCATCTTATTATTAATATTAGTTTTAGTGGCAGTATTCATTATTAAAAAAAATAGTCGTCAGAGCAAAAAGTTGTATTAGTAATACAACCTGGGTTTACATTGTCGTTGTCATCTCTCCCCTGAAGCTGATGTCCATAAGTTTGCCGATAAGCTTCTTATCATCGACATTGGCTAGCAGGAAGGATAACTTGCCAAATGCGGCTTCTGTTGTCATGTCGTAGCCAGGTAAAGCACCCGCTTCTAGCAACCGCATATCAGTCTCTTCGTTGTTACCTACAGCAAGTATCACAATACCTTTATTTGCTAGTTCGTTGATCACTTTGAGGAACTCTGGAGATGTTGGTGCTCCATTTCCCAAGAGCTCTAATACTATACCTTGTAGATTTTTCATACTGAGGTAAGGAGCAATATCGTCAGCATTCATTCCTGGGTATAGCTTGATTACTGCTATCTTTTTCCTTGGATCAAGCATTTTTAGCTGAAAAGCTTCTTTTGGTGCTGGTAACCCAGTCTTTTTGTCCAAAGGAGGATAGTTAGGAGAGCCGTAGCCTTTCTCGGAGTCGACGATGGTTCTGCATCCTCTGAGTAATTTCTCCTTCGATGCTATCATAACTTCGGGTACTCTAGTCTGTGATGCCAATACCAAGGCGTCTGTGAGGAGATCTCCATCGGCAAAGACAATAGGTTTTCCTAGATTCTCCATCATGAAGGATAGAGCAGAAGCCGTATACGGTATGTTATCGTGAGAAGCTAGGAGCACAAATGCATCGTACTTGTCGTACATTTTGGCTAAATCCTGAGCAATTTGGTTCCATTCAACCGCTGTAAGATTCCCTGAATGATTGTAATTCATAGCATCAAAGTCGCCAATTTTGTTCTTCAATCCTTCATACTTCTCTTTGAATTTCTTATCTACGTCAACACCGGTGTTCATAACGTACAGCTTTTTGTTGACACATGACTTAATGTTGGTACAAGTCTGGTTGAGAGCCAAGTAAATACTCGTAGTCAAACTAATCAAGGTTAAACTGACCATAATAATCAAGACGACCTTTTCTTGTTGTGTTAGAAAGTTCATTTTTATATATGCCTAGATAAGTTAGATTTAAACATGTTCTGTCAAGAGCTAAAGATATGAGTAAGTCCGACAATGATATTGTATGGCTAGCTAGCTTTGATATAGGAAAGAAGAACTTTAGCTTCTATGTAGAAGAGGTCGACCTGTCTAAACTCAAAGAGTGCAAGAATAGACCAAAAAAAGAGCGATACGAACCATGTGGAACACCAACAAGTGAGTTCCAACCTATTTTAGACCAAGTATGTTCTACCGGGAAGAAGATCTTGTTGGAAAATGTAGATCTTACAGTAGGGTGCGACGGCACCAAGTATCTAGACCCAAAAGTTCTGTATAATATGATA